AGCGTCCCCGTCACATTCTTGCGTAACGAAGGAAACTGTATTATGTTAAAGATACGCTCCTCAGCCTGTTGTACAAACATAGGAATGCTCGATGTAAAGAGCGATTCCGTATTCTCAGCGTAGTTCTGGATTGTTTGGTACAACGTAACGTAATTCATTATGCCATCGGCCCTCTAGACATTAAGCCTTTAGTAGCACAGCCTGTACCACGCATCTTAATACCAGAAGTCTTAACATCATCTCTTCCGGGGTCTCCTGCGCTTACACGCATAGCTTGTGAAGAAGGTCTTGTTTGTTTAGCGCTTAATGTATTTGGGTCTACAGCACCAGATACGGCTTTCATAGCGTCTTTAGGACCTAATGAAGTACCTGCCATTGTATGTGGAGTAGCGTATACGGAAGCTTGTCCAACTTCCTTACCCATTACTTTGTTAGAAAATTTAGCCATGATTATTTCCCAAATTGGTTTTTAAGTTTAGCCATATTACGCCCCACAGCTTTCATAGCATCTTGCGTTTTACCGCCTTTAGCCATTTTAGTTGGTTTAGAACCCTTGTGCATACTTTTTTCATGCTTACGCACTTCAGTATCTGCAATTGATTTTACTTCTTTTTTGTCCATTTTATGCTCCTTAACTTACGGTTACGCTATTTGTTACACCTATAGATTGTAAACTATTCGGTGTTTCCCCAAAATCATATTTAAACCCTACCGGGTTCCAACTCCATTGAATCTGTCTACTACCCCCACTAGGAGTTCCATAACCATCTAAAGTATCCCCAGCGGATTCATTTATAATAATACCAGTATTTCCAGATTGATAATAGCTATTATCTCTACGTGGTTCTCTTACAGCCTGCGGGTCATTGACCGGATACATACCTAATTGCAACTGTGGCTGGTCAGGTTCCCAACACTCAGGACATACTTTAATGCTAACCTGTTTAGTCTTAATTGTTAGCTTTTTTAAGTCCGTAAGTTTAAATCTAAAGCCACATCTATCGCACTCAGCAATTGAAAATCTGCCAGAGGTAAACATCGTAGTCATTGCATTACCTTAAAAACGCAACACGAGGTATATATCTATCGGGCGCTTTTTCTCTATCTTCTGCTGCAGCTAAAGCAAATTGCTCTTCGTAATCTTGTTTAAGACTTATAATCCGTTGCGGGTCTACCCCTTTTAATTTAATAGACAAGTAATAAGCTAATCCTGCTACCACAGCAGGTATAAATCTAAACGGAATATCTTGTGTATTAACGGCTGTACCTGCATCTTGAATGCGCCTTAAACGCCAGTATACAAACGTATAATACGGGCTTGCTATCGTTCCTTGGTCAGGGGTAGGCCATACTACTATCTTGGGGTTATTTACGCCTGTAGGGTACGTTGCGCCGGTTTGACGGTTAATCCAAACTTGGATTGGTCGCCCTTGCGCTAATTTATTAGGAATTGTAGAGTAGGTAGATACACTGATGCGGCTGATGGTGATATCGGTCTGATTATTCTGTTGGCCCGCATTAGTACGGATTTGATGTTCGAGTAAATCAATTGTATCAACTGGTAAGTCATATGTGTTTATCCCCTGCCCCATTGGTATGGTGCCTTGTTCAATAGTCCAAAGGTTAATACCACGATTAGCCCACTCAATAGTAAGTATGTTTAATGAACGTCTTGCTGTCTTAAAGTCATAACCCGTGCGTATTTCAAGACCGCATCTTTCAAATGACTCTTCAATAAGTTCACTTAAATCAAGGTTAAATGCGGAGGTACCTGTTGTAGTCATTTACTAGCTTTCTTTGCTTTACTAGCGGCTTTTTGAGCAGTTATATTAACAGGCGCTTTTTTAGCTACAGTTGTTGTTTTTCTAACAACTTGCTTTTTAACGGGTGCTACTACTCCCACAACATCTTGTGGTTTTGGCATATACCAATTAGTTAGCCACAGTAGTATTTTATTTAGCATATTATACCCTAACGTATAAACATTATTCTAAGTATAAACAAGTCTAATACAAAATAACTAAAGTCTTCGTCTGTAACTAATTCAAATCCAAACATCACACCTTTAATAAAGTGTAAATCAATACTAAATAACGGTTCGGTATCTTCATTCATTATCTATACCCTGCGGTTTTCTTTGCTATGTTTTTCGGTTGTGCTACAAACTGCTTACCTTTTGCTTTACCCGCCCGCTTTGCCCGTGTAGTTGCGGCGTACTCTTGTGGACTTAACGCATCAATAGCCTTCTTTGGTAAGTACCGCTCACCCGTTACAGATGATTTCTTACCTGACTTGGTTGTCCATTTCTGGTCGCCCCAAGCCTTTAAAGACTGTTGTGGCGCTTTCAATCTTTATACCCCCCACCGGCGGCTTTGTATTTTTTTGCTACCAATTGAGCCTTACGAGCTGACCATTTCCCTGCGCCTGTGCCTTGTGTTGCTGCGGATTTAACCTGAGAAACAATACGCTTTCTAAGACTAGGTTTAGTGTAATTACCAGCTGCGTTTACTTTACCGCCTTTTTTTAATAAGACGGCGGACTTGGAACTATCAGGTTGTTTTGCTGGGCTAATTGCTCCCATGCCCCGACTAGCTTTCATTTTGTCTTGCCGCCTCTACACATACCATAACCACGAGTAGCTAATTGACCAGCAACTTTACCGCCCTTAGCCATTTTTTTAGTGGCTGTAGGAGGAGTGTCTGAAGTCATAGATTTATACTTTTCTACAACATAATCTTTAGCTTTACGTAAAGGAGCCATCATAGCTTCACGGTCTTGCTTGTTTTCTTCCGTTGCTATTTTATCGGTTATTTCTTTAGCCGTAGGCTTGCCCTTATACTCGTCTGGGTCGTATTTTTGCTCAGCCATGATTAGCAGACCTTGCCTTTAGTTTTGCCCTTAGACTCAATGCCGCCGCCTTTAGACATTTTTTTAACCTTGCCGCCTTTTTTCATCATACCCATTTCAGCGGTTTCGTGTTTTACCATAGAAGCAGGAGCTCCCTTTTTCTTCATAAACGCAACTTCTTTTCCTACCATTTTTTTAGACTCTGCCATACCGCCTCCTTTTAGACCTACATGTTTACTAAGACTATAATTGGGAACTCCACCTTCTGTATGATGGGCTTTTGGTTTGTTAATACTTGCGGGCATACCGCCCTTTTTAAATGTTTTACCTTTATCTGCTTCTGCAAAATCTTTACCTACCGATTGAGGTACGCCTAATCTTTTTGCCGCTTTAGGATTGTGCGCAACCAACTCCATAAACCGATGCTGTTTTGCTGTTTTACTTGGCATATTATTTCCAATGATTTGAAACAAAATCAACCGCCCATGCACCTGCGCCTGCTAACATCATCCAAACTAAACCTGCTAAAGACTTATGGATTATTGCTTTACGTAACTCTGCTCGTTCTGCTTCTGCTTTTATTGCCATTCTAACCCATTGTAACTCATCTGGGTTTAATGGATGTGAATCTATAGTTTGCTGTACTGCCTCTTTAATTAGCTGCACTAACTCTAATCTTGTGGAGTCGTCTAGTGCCATTAACATTTCCATCTCTTTAGACTTGCAGCTTTTCTAGTAGGTTTGCCGTTCTCGTCTTTCATTGGTCCGGGCATTCCTGACATCCTAGCGCAAAACGACTTCTTTCTTGCGCCCCCTTGTGGTTGCGGAGCCTTTAAGTTAGACCCCGTAGCCGCATTGTACTTAGCTCTGCCTTTGGCGGTAAGTCCAGCCCCTTTAGATACGGGTAACTTCTCACCCCTACCAATAGCTAGAGACGGACCTTTTTTCTTAGCCATAATAAATTTGTGCTGCGCCTAGATTAGTCATCAATGCGTAGATTCCATTAGTCGCTAAAACACCTTCGCCCGGAATAACAGGGGCATTACTAAAGGTATCAGTAGCATCATTTTCGTAGGTTAATAGCCATCTATTGCTACCGCTAACATAGGCTGCAGTTGCACTAGTAGCTACAGTTCCAGTATTAATATCAACTAATGTAAACGTGTCTGCCCCAGTTTTAGTAATAGAATAATTACCATCCGTTGCTGCTACACCACTAGCCGAATTAAAATGAATACCTACAATATCTCCAGTTACCAAACCGTGTGCTGTTTTTGTAACTGTTACTAGGGTTCCTGTACGTCCATAGGTTACGCTTGCCGTAACTGGAGCAGTTGTTGTATTAAACAACACTAAAGTACCGTCTGTACCAGTGCCGTACCAAGAAACACCTTTAACACGATTGCGCCCAAGAACAAAAAATCCACTTTGATTTAGGTGTCCTTGTTTTACATCAGTTTGCATACCCATAATTAATCTCCTAAGTTGTAGAAAGGGGTCCGTAGACCCCCCGGATTAATTAATCAAAATTACCGTATGGGTAGGCTGTAGTCGTACCAATGTTTCCATCAGCTTGTGTATACTGAACTGTAAATATGTACTGACCCGCTGTAACTGCGGAAAGCGTAGTACCTACAATCGCAATAGTAAATACAACCTGAGAAATATTTGGTTGTCCGCTCTGAAGAATATCAGTAGACGTAGCTTGCATATTAGCTAGTTGAGTAGCTGTAAATGTAGCTAGTGCTTGGCGACCAACAGCACTAATTGCGCCTGTAGCAGCGTAAGTAGGTGTACCAGCGGCAGCTGTGTAGTTATTTGAAATGTAAACAGTTTGTGATGTTAGCGTACCTGTAACAGTAACTAAAGCTTGAACATCAACAAGCATATTAACAATGCGGCTATTTGTTGGTAGATACGCAACAAACCCACGATATATGTTAGTAGCTGTATCAGCTGGGATAGCTTGTACAACTGACGGGAACGTGGAAGAAGACGGTACATAAACAACGCCAGCAGCGTTTGGAATACCGTTTGAATCAACAAATTGACCAGAAATGCCGCCGTAGTTAGCAGTATTTGCCGTTACGTTTGTCAATAATAAATTACCTGATTGGTTTAACCCAGCGTATCCTACGTTACGTAGGGCACCAAATCTAGTATCACCTGATAGAATTGGACCTTCAAAAGTTGCTCGTGCCATTATAAAACCCCTTATGCAAAAGTTTGCTTATACCAATCGTTGCATCGTCTGCTGGGGCAGTCCGGTATAAGAAATCACCCAGTTACCAATAGTTTATACCATTTTTTATTTTTATGTAATGTTTTTTAATGTTTTTTAGCTAAAATGTATAAAAAGGAGATTTTTATGAGTTCTTGGCTTATTATTGTGACTGGATTAATCTACGCTTATATTGCGTTAGAGCAAGGAATAAAAGGAAACATGTCTATGGCAGTCGTATATAGCGGGTATTCTTTTTCGAATTTAGGGCTTTACTTACTGGCAACTAAATAACATGACTACTATTCTTGGGGATTGGAAACAAAAAGTTTTAGTGGCAGATAGTCAATTTTCAGATACCGACACTGGCATTAAATACTTTGAAGATAAGGTCTTTGCAATAGATGGTGGATGGGTTGGCGTTGCTGGTAACTACGTAGACGCAGAAAAAGTTATAGAGTTTTTAAATAAAAAAAGTAAAGTAAAACCAAAGCTAAAGTCAGATAGCTCTTTCTTAAAACTTACAAACGAAGGTTTATTTGCTTGTGGGGACGACCTTGAGTGGGAAAGAGTTAGAACTTTTATGGCTATTGGCAGCGGAGCGATGGCGGCAGAGGTATGTATGCGCATGGGTCTAACGCCTGAAGACTCTGTAAAGTGGGCTTGCAATGTAGATTTAATGAGCCACGAGCCTGTTAAAACTTATCCTCTAGATAAAAATGCCATATAAAGACCCTGCGGTTAGAAAGTTAAAACATGCGGAGTATTCAAAAAAACATTACGAAGAAAATAAAGTATCAGAAAAAA